GAATGCTTTATCGTTTGAAGCCCGATTAATTATTTTTCTTGATTGTATCGTTCTCATCTGCACCGCAATCAATGTAAAACGGCTATTACAGATGCTATAGCGGCTACGGTGCTTATTGCAATGGAAACATAGTTCAACAGCCTGTTTTTATCATTTTCCTTGATTTCGTACCACCGATTTTCGCCTAATACAGAGAGCGCAAAACTATCTGTTGCCTTGAACTCATAGAGCGGGTAAAAATCTTCAGGAACCTGAACAAGCTGAAAGTAACATTGGGGAATATAATCCCTATTCAATGGGATATCCAAAAGAACGGGACTTAAAGGTTTTTCGGGAGCGTCCGGATCCTTTTTGAAGTCGTCGACTATATAGGAGCATAGAGTGGGTGAGTTCAGCGAAGGCAGGACGGTCTGAATATCTTTGTAAGTATTCTTTCCCGATTTTATTGCACGAATGATTTTGTCAATTTGTTCATGAGTAAGTCTAAATTCTTTAGCGTGGTATGCATCCAGCGCTTTTTTGTAACTTTCATAACGGCTTTGCTCAAGGCGGGCTTTGTAAAGTGGGTTGGACATCATTGATCTGCGAAGCTGCGCTAAGCAGGATAGCTTATCCATATCAACCATCAATAACACCTCCTTTCTACATTCATTATAGGAAGGACGGCGAAGAAAAGAAAGGAGCCCTAACATGGAACCCAAAGTCATGACAGCACAGGAGGCCGCTGAAGTGCTAAACGTGTCGCTGTCCACCATCTATAACCTACGTGACCGCGGCACGCTGCCGCAGATCAAAAAGCTTCCTGGCGTGCGGTTTGCCGCTAAGGACGTCCTTGCCCTTGTGGGTGAACAGACCTGGGAGTATACACCGCAGCGGATGAAGGATCTGCAGCGAGAGTTGGAACGCAAGGATGCTCGTATCAAGACCCTTGAAGGGCTGCTCAGAGGAGCGGCAGCGACTATCCTTAACGGCATGAAAATCGCGGGGGTGTGAGAAATGAGTACAAGAATAAAAGTCGCCATCATCGCCACGGCACTTATTACTGCAGGAATCCTGACTGCAGGAGCCATCTGGCGGGAAAGGGTCAAACCCGAGCCAACGGATTACCTCACCTTTGAGCACGTGGTCTACACGGGTGACAGCCTCTGGAGCCTGTGCGAGCGATACAGCGGCTATGAGGACATCCAGACCATCATTGAGAGGGTCAGGGAGGACAATGGAATCAAAAATCCAGGGGCACTGCAGCCAGGACAGAAAATCAAGGTCAGAGTTAAGAAATTAGGACGCTGATCCGAAAAAATAGTGAAATTTTAAGAGATTTTTCTCAAATTTTAAGAAAAAATGGATTAATTGCGAGGGAGAGTAAAAATGAAAATCACTGACAGAGAGGCCCTAGCGGCTGCGGAAAAATTGCGCAGCTACTGCCGCAATAAAAGATGTCCAGACTGTCCTTTTTCAAACGGCGACATTTGTGAGATCTGCATCCCTGCAGAAGAATGGTACGCGGACGAGGAATGAAAATTGAATCTTGAAAAAGGCCAAAAATAAAGCCTGCCAGCACGGCAATGCTGACAGGGCAGTAAGGTGAATCATGGACGCGATTCACCTCTAGTATAACACGGAGGTAAGAAAATGAAAATAAATGCACTCGAACTTGAAAATGTCAAGCGAATCAAGGCTGTTCGTCTTGAGCCGAGCCCCAATGGGCTTACCATTATCGGTGGTAAGAATGGCCAGGGAAAGACCAGCGTCCTTGATGCCATTGCTTGGGGCCTGGGCGGCGACCGCTACAAACCGTCAGTACCCGCAAGGGAAGGGGCCTTGGTGCCGCCTGCAATCCACATCGAGCTGGACAACGGCATCATTGTAGAAAGAAAAGGCAAAAATAGCGCCCTCAAGGTCATCGACAGCAATGGTAATAAGAGTGGGCAGTCTCTCCTCAAGGAGTTTATCAGTCAGTTGGCACTGGACCTACCAAGCTTTTTAAAAGCGACAGACAAGGAAAAAGCGGACACGCTGCTGCAGATCATCGGTGTAGGGGATCAGCTCCAAGCCATCGACGAAAATATCCGCAAGGTCTATTATCAACGCACCGAAGTAGGACGCATCAAAGAACGCAAGGAAAAGGCAGCTGCCGATATGCAGATATTTCCTGGTGCCCCGGAAGACCCCATCAGCGCCTTTGAACTTATCCAGCAACAACAGGCCATCCTGGCAAGGAATGGGGAAAACCAGAAAAAGCGGTATCAACTCTCTGAGCTTGAACGCAAGCAAACGGACCTTGCCAACCGTATCAACGCTCTCATGAGTGAACTTGAGCAGGCTAAAAGTCAAAAGGAAATCGTTGACAAAGATGTTGAAACCGCTAGCAAGGACGTCGCCACGCTCCAAGATGAATCCACGGAAGAGATTGAGAAGAATCTGCAGCAAGTTGAGATGATCAATGCCCAGATCCGCAAAAATGCGGAGCACAAGAAGGCCGTCGAAGAAGCAGAACGGTATGGGAATGAATATGCAGAACTCACTGGGCAGTTGGAAAGACTCCGTGCTGACCGTCGTACCCTGCTTGATGGTGCAGACCTGCCGCTTCCTGGGCTCTCTGTCGAAGATGGCAAGCTCCTTTATAAGGGTCTCCCTTGGGATGGCATGAGCGCCAGCGAGCAGCTCAAGGTATCTACTGCTATCGTGAGGAAGCTCAATCCAAACTGCGGTTTCGTACTCATGGACAAGCTCGAACAGATGGACACGGACACGCTTCAGGATTTTGGGGCATGGCTCGAACGGGAAGGACTGCAAGTCATCGCTACCCGCGTTTCTACTGGCGATGAATGCAGCGTCATCATCGAAGATGGTATGGTCAAAGGCGAAGAGACAGCTGTTAAGCCGGCCTGGAAGGCAGGAACGTTCTGATGGAAAGAGACTTGAAATTAAAATCTCTCATGATTGCACAAAAAAGGGCGTGGGAGGAACTGCAGGAAACGCAGTATCAAATGAAGGATCCCCTGCTTCGTCCGCATGAGGTTGAGTATATGAAAGGCATCCTTGCTCACAAAGAAAAAGATTATCAGCGTGCAAATGATGAGCTTAGGGCCTACATGAATCAGAAAAAAGGAGGAACCTCACATGCTTAATATCAGCAAAGGAATCGTTTTGAGACCGCAAAAGGTCGTTGTCTATGGTCCTGAAGGAATCGGGAAGTCAACCTTCGCAAGCCATTTCCCGGACCCGCTTTTTCTTGATATTGAAGACAGCACCAGCCAGCTCGACGTCAAGCGCATTCCAGACATCAATTCCTGGGCCATGCTCCATGGCATTATCGAAGAAATCGCGAAGGAAAAGCCATGCAAGACTCTGGTCATTGATACGGTGGACTGGGCAGAAAAGCTCTGCATCCAGTATGTTTGCGCCCAAGCTAAGAAAAGCTCCATCGAGGACTTTGCTTATGGAAGTGGCTATACAAAGCTTATGGAAGCTTTTGCCCGCTTTCTGGAAGCCTTAAATGAAGTGACGAGAGCAGGCATCAATGTGGTACTGAACGCCCATGCCCAAATCCGGAAATTCGAACAGCCTGACGAAATGGGAGCGTATGACCGATGGGAACTGAAGCTCAATAGCAAGACAACGAACAAGACAGCAGCCATCGTAAAGGAATGGGCAGATGCCCTGCTTTTTGCCAACTATAAAACCATCATCATGACAGACCAGACGACCAATAAAAAGAAAGGCGTTGGCGGGAAAAGGGTGATGTATACGCAACACGCCAGCACTTGGGACGCCAAAAACCGATGGTGCCTGCCGCCAGAAGTGCCCTTCGAATATGCAAGTATTGCGCCCTATATCCCGGACATAGGAGAACCGCCTGTGGTTATTGATTCTCCGCAAGGCAGTGTGCCGTTACCACCAGATCCTACACCTGAAGAAGAGGCGTTTTGGGAAACTCACGAAGCAGAATCGCCTGTTCCGCAACCGAAAGTTATCACCACAGCTGTTCAAGTTGCTGCAGATCCGAAGCAAGCCGTCATTAAGCAGGTCTTTGACCTTTTTAAGGCCGAAGGCATGACAGAAACAGATGTTCGCCGCGCCGTTGCTGCGCGCGGTTACTATCCTGAAGAAACCAGTATCATGGACTATGACATTGAATTTTTGAAAGGCGTCATCCTTGGTGCCTGGCCGCAGCTGAAATCATTTATTGTTGCAAATAAAAAATAAATTTGTTTGGAGGAAATGAACATGAGTTTTGAAAATATGGGAACAGTTGTGGAAGATAAGGTATTTGGATGGGAAGACGAAATTACCGCTGAAGGCGGGAACAAAAGTTACACCCTCCTTGAAGAAGGGGATTATCCCTTCGTTATCAAAGAAGTGGAACGCTCCATGTATGAGCCAAAAAATCCGAACAGCAAGATTCCACCATGCCCGAAGGCCATCATCCATTTGATGGTCATCCCGAATGATCCTGCAGCGACGGAGCCAGTGGAAGTGACAACAAACCTCTTCCTTCACAGCAGCCAGGAGTGGAAGCTTGCCACCTTCTTCCTTGCCATCGGTGTTAAAAAGAAGCATGAGCCGCTTCACATGCGCTGGAACCTCCAAGGCCTTGAAGGCTGGTGCCACATGGCTCCGCGCGAATTTAATGACAAGACATACAACAACGTTGCTTACTTCATCGAACCGGACAAGGCACCTAAACGGGACCCACATATGCCTGCTCCAAAGCCTGTGAACGGGGCAAGCTTCACCCCAGGAGCCTTCTAAGTGGAACTCAGGCCGTATCAAAAGCAAGCAATTGAGGCCATCGAACAAGACTGGGAGCGTGGACACAGGCGCACGCTCCTTGTTCTACCTACGGGCTGCGGCAAGACCATCGTTTTTGCAAACGTGGCCAAAAGAGCCGTGGCCCGTGGCAAAAAGGTCCTCATCCTTGCCCATCGGGACGAGCTGCTAAACCAAGCACAGGATAAGATCTTAAAGGCAACTGGGCTTATGACCAGCAAGGAGAAGGCCAGCGAAACTTCCCTGGACAGCTTTTTCCGGATTACCGTTGGAAGCGTGCAAACTATGCAGCGGGAAAAGCGGCTTAATCGTTTCCCTTCGGATGCCTTCCAGACCATCATTGTTGATGAAGCCCACCACGCCCTTGCAAATGGCTATCAGACGGTTTTAAATCACTTCCCTGATGCGGAAGTCCTAGGTGTCACGGCAACGCCTGAGAGACAAAATATGGCGTGCCTAGGCGAGTATTTTGACAACATCGCATATGAATATTCCCTCCCGCAAGCCATCAAAGAGGGGTATCTTTCTCCTATCAAAGCACTTACGGTGCCGCTTAATATTGATATTGGTGGCGTGAAGATGTCAAGCGGGGACTATGCAGCCAATGAACTAGGTGATGCCTTATCCCCATATTTAGAAGCCATTGCCACGGAAATGGAGCAGTATTGCAAGGAACGGAAGACCGTGGTTTTCCTGCCGCTTGTGGCAACGAGCAAGGCTTTCCGGGATATCCTGAACCGCCATGGATTTAGAGCGGCCGAGGTCAATGGAAACAGTGCGGACCGGACAGAAATCCTTGATGCCTATGAACGCGGGGAATACAACGTGCTCTGCAACGCCATGCTCCTCACGGAAGGATGGGACTGTCCCGCAGTGGATTGTGTTGTCGTCCTTCGTCCAACAAAGATCCGCAGCCTTTACCAGCAAATGGTGGGGCGGGGGAGCAGACTTGCGCCAGAGAAAAAGGATTTGCTCCTCTTGGATTTTTTGTGGCTCACGGAACGGCACAACCTCTGTAGGCCAGCATCACTCGTTTGCAAGGACGAAAAGGTTGCTGAAAAGATGACGAAGCGCCTTGAAGACAGCGCAGGGATGGCCCTTGATATTGAAGAGGCGGCAGATGAAGCAGAAAGGGATGCTGTAGCTGAGCGGGAAGCTAGTCTAGCCAAGGAGCTCAAGGCCATGCGAGAACGGAAAAGAAAACTAGTGGACCCCATCCAGTATTTCTTCAGCATCGAGGCTGGCGACCTTGCAGGGTACGAGCCGACTTTTATGTGGGAGAAGGGACCTGCAACGAAAAAGCAGCTTGAATATCTTGAAAAGCATGGCATTGCACCGGACACGGTAGAAAATGCAGGACTTGCAACGCAGCTCATTGAGCGGCTCAAGATGCGCCAACAAAATGGCCTTTCCACGCCAAAACAGATCCGTTTCCTGGAACGCAAAGGCTTTTCTCATGTTGGGACTTGGAGCTTTTCCGCGGCAAGCAGCATGATTGGCCGTATCGCGGAAAATGATTGGCGCATCCCGTCTGGCATTATCCCCGCTGCCTACAAGCCTCAAGAAGGAATGAATCATGAAGCAATTTGACCTTTTAGGCGTGCTTAATTTCATAGATCCAACTTCCTGCTCCTATCAAGAGTGGCTGCAGGTGGGGATGGCCCTCCAAAAAGAAGGCTATCCCCTCAGTGCGTGGGACAATTGGAGCGCCCTTGACAGTGTCCGTTACCACTCCGGTGAATGCAGCAAGAAATGGGAGGGCTTTCGCGGCTCTCCCAATCCCGTAACGGGAGCCACCATCACCATGATGGCAAAGGAGAGAGGATGGAAGCCAAAGGAGCGGGAAGCAGGCTGCGCCCTTTCATGGGATGATGAAATCCGTGAAGACCCTTCAAGCGGGATCATCATCAATACAAAGCTCCTTGAAGGCGAAGCCTTTAGGGAACCGCAGGGAGACTGGAAACCTGTCCAGGAAATCATTACCTTCCTCCGGACCCTCTTTGACGCCTCTGACCATGTCGGCTACGTCAACGAAAGCATGCGGAAGGATGGCACGGATAAATTTATCCCCGCCAATGGTGGCTATACGAGCAGAACGAGCAGCACGCTCATTACTCAATTAGAAAAATGCAATGGTGATATTGGTGCCGTCTTTGGTGATTATAACCCGGAGGCGGGCATGTGGATCCGCATCAATGCCCTTGATGGTCACGGCGTCAACAACGAAAATGTGACCGCCTTTAAATACGCTCTGGTCGAATGTGATGACCTGTCCCTTGCAAAACAAAATGAGGCCATCCGCAAGTTGCAGCTTCCAGTGGCAACCCTGACCTACAGCGGCGCAAAAAGCATCCACGCTATTGTTAAGATTGATGCAGCCAATGCGGAAGAATATCGGCAGCGTGTTGAATTTTTGTATAAGATCTGCGAAAAGAATGGGCTTACCATCGACACGGCCAATAAGAATCCCTCTAGGCTTTCCCGGCTTCCTGGCGTCAAACGAGGCGGCAAGAAACAGTTCCTTATTGGCACAAACCTTGGAAAGGAATCCTGGAACGAGTGGCGGGAATGGATCGAGAATACCAATGACGACATGCCCTTCATCAAGAATCTTGGAGAGGCAAAAGACAAAGGGCTGCCGCCCAAAGCAGATGAGCTCATCCACGGCGTATTGAGGCAGGGGCACAAGATGCTCATTGCAGGACCATCTAAGGCTGGAAAGAGCTTTGCCCTTATTGAACTTGCCATGGCCATCGCATCAGGAACGACATGGCTAGGCCATTTTCCTTGCGAGCGTGGCAAGGTTCTTTACGTCAATCTTGAAATTGATGAGCCATCCTGCTTTGACCGCTTTGACGTGGTTGGGAAGGCCCTGGGCATCGGGCACGATGCAGACTACAACGTAGAAATCTGGAACCTTCGTGGCAAGTCGGTCCCTATGGATAAACTGGCACCGAAAATCATTGCCAGGGCGCAGGAATCAGATTACATGGCCATCATCATTGACCCTATCTACAAAGTCATAACGGGCGACGAAAACAGCGCCGACCAGATGGCTCATTTCTGCAACCAATTCGACAAAATCTGCACTGAGCTTGGCTGCGCTGTCATTTACTGCCACCATCACAGCAAGGGCGGTCAAGGGCTCAAGAAGTCCATGGACCGCGCCAGTGGGTCCGGCGTCTTTGCCCGTGACCCTGATGCCATGCTGGACATGATTCAGCTCAAAGTGAAGGACCAAGATCCGGATGACATTGCAACGGCCTGGCGTATCACCGGAACGCTGCGGGAGTTTCCGTCCTTTCCTCCGGTCAACGTCTTTTTCCGTTATCCCGTCCATGTAGCTGACGACACGGACATGCTCAAGGATGCCATGGAAGAGGGCAGCCTGGCTGATGTTTACCAGAAGGGTAGGGAACAGTCGAACAAGGCGAAGAAGGAAGAAGCTGCCAAGAATGTCGACAGCGTGGAAATCGCTTTTGAAGCGTATGCGAACGAGGCAGGGAAAGCAAAGTTGTCTGACATGGCAAGGTATTTTTCTAAGACAGAGAAGACTACAAGGAAATATATAGAAAATAACGGAGGATTCTTAATCAAAAATGGGGTGGTAGAAAGAAGAAAGAACACAGAAGTATGATTTATTAATTTACCTTAGTAAAGAATCGGGAAGGGAAACACAGTTATATATATAGTGTTTCCTTATTTCCCTACTGCATATGTCAGGAAGTAGGGGGTAAATGTGTGGGACTACGTTTCCCACACACATTTCCCCTCTCCCTACTTCTCCAGACATATGGACAGTGGTTCTGAATTGAATTTCAAAAGTTTAAAAGTCAAAACAGAAGTGTAAAACTAGGAAATGGAAGTGAAGCAATGACTAACAGTAAAAGAAAAGGCGCAAAGGGCGAGCTTGAAGTGGCTAGACTCTGCAGAGAGGAAGGTTATGAGGCTCGACGGTCGGCACAATTCTGTGGAAATAATGAGGATGGCACTGCCGACGTTGTGGGACTCCCGGGAATCCACATCGAGGTCAAGCGTGTGGAGCACCTCAACATTGATGACGCCCTTGACCAGGCACGGAGAGACGCGGCAAAGACGACAGGAAACCTGCCGACAGTATTCCACCGCAAGAATAACACGGGCTGGAAAGTTACGATGGACGCCGAGGATTGGTTCAAACTTTACAGGGAATGGGAGTCTGGAAATGAACGATAAGGATAAGGCCGTCATTAAAGCAGTTATCACCATTAAAGACTATTGTGTTATCCATGGCTGCGACGGTTGTGCCATTGAATTATTTTGTAAGAGCAAATTTTCCCCGGGAGGACCAATTCCTGCGGGGTGGGATCTGGATCTGCTTGAGGAGGAATGACAACATGATAAGTGAAAATGAGCTAATGATAGCGGCGGCGTTACTAAAAAGCAACTGTAAGTGCAATGGAGATACTTGCGAAGGCTGTATATTTTATCCCGATGATCCCGAAAAAGGATGCTGCTTATCATACATTCCATGTGACTGGGAACTGCCAAAACGTCATGAAGAAAAATTCCATGATTCGGTCCACCACCCACCTCATTATTCATGGAGAGGGTTTGAAGGCATTGACTTAATCAAGGAATTTGTGAAAAAGCAAAAAGATTCCTTCCTTGCTGTCTGTGAAGCGAATATTTTAAAATATCTTATTCGCTACCCGATGAAAAACAACGTGGAAGATCTGCGCAAGGTTGCTGAATATGCAACCATGGCGGCAGATTATCTAGAAGAAAATGGTGGCGAAGAAGATGCTTGAACCGCTGATCTATTGCTATCGCTTGGACAATGACTATATCCTATACCGCAAAGTCAAGGACGGCCTTTGGGGTATCGCTAAGGGGACTGACAGCGTTTTCAATCCTCAAGACGTGAAGAAGCGGTACGGTA